AAATTATTTTTATCCTCGAAAGTAAATAACATTCCTTTTTCCATTTGATTCATAACTACTTTCTTACCACTTGGAACTTGTATTTCGATTGTTTGTTTCATAATTTTATTTAAATTGTTTTTTTTTTATTTAACAGGCGAAATATTCAAAATCTTCATCTAAACCAGATAAAAAAGTTTGTATTTGACCTTTTAATTCTTGCTTATTTTCACCACATTGGTGCATAATAATTAATTTACCGTGACCACCCTCATATTCTTCAATAGGCTTTCCAGGTATTTGTCCAAGTGGCTCTCCGATCCAGGTTGAAATTTGTTGTGTTTTAAACCATTTTGTTGGTAATATTTCTTTTTCTTCTTTCATGGTTTTTTATTTAATTTTCACAAATATACGTTTAATTATTGAATAAAACAAGTTAAATTAAAAAAAATGATTGGGAACCTAAATAACTTTAGAAACCCAACCATTTAATATTATTTATTACACTCTTTTGATTTCACAAGCCCCACCAGAACAGGCTTGGGCGGCATAATCAGATACATCTTTAAATGCTGGTTTATTAAGTATCTTATTAAAATCAACCTCGCGCATTTGTCGGTTAATAACCTCCCATTTATGAATTAGGTGAATATCTTTTAAACAATATACCATTTTCTTTAGATCTCCTTTAAAATAGTTTTTAGCAAACTTCTTTGCGCAGCTTAACCAATATTTTTTAAGAAGTACTTCTTCCCTTGTTCCTGTTACTAATAAATCTCTATCAAGGACGCTATCACAAGCAAGCCATAAATTATTTTTAAAGTAATGTAACCCATCTACAATTAACCCAGATGCAAATAAAGAACCTTTACCATATAGAGAAATAATTTCTTCCATAGTATTTACCGTTGTAAAAGGGGCTTGATTAAATTCTCTATCGGCTGTATTTGATATAAATGATACAGCCGTAAAAGCCTTTTTATTATCCCAAATATAATCAATTACTTCTTCAATATTATCAATAATAACAGTGCAGCTTACGTTGTGATTAATGTGTGGATATCCACATAGTTCTGGGTTAGTACCGTAAGTTACCCAATTTTCTTGAACTAATTTGATTTTCTCAAGATGTGCTAAACCAGTCATGTCTTTTTTGTAAAAACCATCTTTTGAATTTTCTATTGGTATAAAAACAACATAATCCGAATTAGTATCAGACCACGCCGATTCTTCTAATAAGAAAGGCATATTTTCATTCAACCATTTAGCGGTTTCAGCTTCTTTATTTAGTTGCATTAACCTGAAATATGATTGAGCGTGTTCTGGGTGAATGCCAGAGGATGTACCTAAAATAACACTACTATTACCACTTGGTTTACAACAAGTTAGCCTTGCAGCTGGGTTAATACCAATTAGTTTTGCTACTTCTACATTGGTCTTTCTTATGATATCAACTCCTTTTTGTAATAATTCAGCGTTGAATAATTTTGGATTATTCATCCAGCCTGTAATTGACACCCCCAATAAAGATTCTTTTTGAAATATTTTTTCACTTGTTTCACCTAAATATGAAAACGATGTAAAACCAGCTTGAATTGTTCCCAAAATAGTTGCATCAGCACAGGCTTTAAAGAACTTTTCTTTTGTAGTACAAGCTTCGGCTGAAATTTCTGTTAGATTACAACCTTGTATACCTAATAAATGGCTGTTATTTTTAATGAAATCACCTAATTCTTCGTACTTAATATTTTCTAAGTCCATCGTATCATTCCATAATATTGGAAGTTGTGCAATCTCAAAACAAGGATTAAACATATCAAAATATGAATTTGCAAAAACAAAACCAATATCCGAAACACCATCGTTCATTTTGATAATTTCTTCGAATTGAGCTTTTCCAACTTTATCTCTTTTTAATAGAATAGAGTTATTGGACCTTGCCCTCTGTGGGTTAGTTTCAAACCAATTCCCCATTTTTGCATTGATCATCTCATCATCATTTTCATCAATAATCATATCCATTGCTGATCGCCTAACACCACCACTAAGAACAGCGTTTGATGCAAAACAAAGTATGTCGAATGCTAAAATAGGTCTAACAACATTACCTTCTTTAGATAACCAATTTTCAATTAAATTTTCAATTTGTTCTAATGATTTTTTTAATGCTTCAGAACCAGGAGCTTTAAACCCTCCACTAATGAAAGCACCTTTTTTTCTTATTTTTGAATAATCGAATTTAATTTCATACCCATAATATTCTGGGAATGGTTGGTTATCTTTGAAATACGAAGACATTAAAACACCAAGAGAATCTGACCACCCCTCTATTGAGTCTGGAATAATAAATGTTTTTGTTCCATTATTTCTTTTCTCAATATTAGATATATTTTGAACGAATGGTATTAATAATCCGCCACCGAACCCACACCCACTAAGTAGTAAATAAAATACCTCTTGGAAAATCTTATTGTAAGCTACATAGCCAGTCGTGCAGTTGTATAATCTACTATTATGTTTCTCTAATTGTTCACCGCGATATTGTAGGCTTCGTTGTGATGCTAATACCAATTTGTCCTTCATGCTTTGAACAGCTGAGTCAGTATACGGTTTTATCTTATCCCCATATTTTTTTAAATGGGTTTCAATAATTGAATCACAAGCCTCTTCCCACGTTTCATATCGACCTAAATCTTCTCTCCATTTCAAGTAATCCGAATGTAATTTTAAATCCGATAGAAATTTTTTACCTTTTTGCATTTTATTTATTTTGTTTTTAATTGTTTTGTTCTTCTTTTTCTTTTTTCGCCAATTCTCTTCTTAATCTTGCGGCTTCCAAAATATCTTTTGTTTTTTCTTGCTTTTTCTCAGCTTCAGAACTATTATAATCTGTCATTCCCTCAAACATTTGGATATTATCAGTGTTTATCTCACAAGTACCATTATTAAATGAAGCACCTTCCATTACTCTACCAGATTTACCAGATCTATTTTTCAATACAGCAATCGTTGCAATATTATTTTCCATATCTTCCATTGAACGGGCAATTGATATTACAATGTGAGCAATTTGAATTTTTTTGAAACTACCACCAGCTTTATCCATTGTCACAATTTCAGCATTTAATGAATCTTTCGTTCCTTGGGTTGGAACCCATAAGGCAATATCTAAATCTGATGCTATTGCTTCTAATTGACGCATTGTATGACCCTCTCCTGTCCACTGGTCCTTGAAATTCTTTGAAGCTACCAAACATTCGAAATAATCCACTATAACCATATCTGGATTAAAACCAGTATTGATAAGTCTCTTAATATATGTCCTGATTTGAACTGGATTAACTTCCCCTGTATTAAATTTTTTAATTACAAGATTTTCATCGAAAGCATCCGTGTAAGACATAATATCTTTAACCATTTCAATATTTTCTGGTTTTGATAAATCTCTTGCCTCGACACCCGTAATCTTCCCAATATGTTTTCGTTGAATTTGTTTTTCCTTATCCTCAAAAATTATTTGAAGTACTTTAAAATTGTTTAAAGCGGCATGATTTGCAAAACTTGTTGTTAATGAGGTATTATGTGTAACAATAAAATCTCGCGTTAAATATAATCCATCTTCACTTTCCAGCATAATACATTTGGACTCTTCTTGTCTAACTAACTCAACCGACTCAATAAATCTAAGTGTTTTCTTACTTGTTCTATAATTAACTCTATCTTGTTTTCTTTTTAAATTAAATATTGGGATAGTTGTATCTATTAATGTAATTGTTACTTCATAATGAATACCACAATCTACTCCAATATTATATTTTTTATTAAAATAAGAAGCATTTTTTTCTCTAACAATTGCAAATCCACCTAAAGATAATACAAGTGTTTTAACATCTTCGGCTAATTGTTTTGATTTTGTATTATAACAAGAACAACCATTTTTTTGACAAGTTCCATCGGTATCCATAAGACCATTTAATAATTCTATCCGATTTTCAATTGAATTATATAAATAATCGTTTGGTATAAACTTATCTTCACTTTTTTCTTCTAATGTAAAATATTTATATAATTGTTCTTTTAGTAAATAAGATAATTGAATTTTGGTAATATGTGGGTCTCTTGTTGAATTATTTAATGAAACTACATTTGTTATTTTACAAATTTTATCAATTATTTCTTGGTCAACAGATGTGATGTCCATTCTTGAAAAACAGCCATCTCCAATAAATGCCCCTATAAAATAAGGTGGTAATGTTTCTGGTATATCTATTGTGTTAAACTGAACCGCTTCTGGCATTGGAACTTTAAAGTTATGTCTTTTAGGGTGTCCAGCATAGTTTTTAAATAACCCTTTTTCTAAAATTTGTTTCAATGATAATGTTTGATATGTGTGATCTGGTATATAATATTTATCATCACGACTTTTACTAACACCACTAACGTATTTTTTACCACACCTTTGATATACTGAATTAACATTCCATAAATGATCTATACCGCATTCTACTGAAACTTTATCAGAAAAAGTAACTTTATATACGTCTTTAACTCCCTGTGGAAAGGTATTAATTACTTTGACTGGTTTTCCATTTCCACCAATAACAAAATCACCTACTTCAATTGAACCCATAGTTCTAAATCCATCTGGAGTACACACTAACTCGCTGATTGGTTGCTCTTTACCAAAAGATGAAGGTCCTATTATAACACCTAATTCACCTCGCCCAAGCCCACCTTCAAGCGCATCGTCAACGCCTTTAACTCCAGTTGGTACGACTTTTCTATAATCTTCTGAAAGTACTTCACCTAAGTTGTCTCTAAGGTGAATACCTATTTCTTCTCTGTTGCCAGTCGCTAATGCATTTCTAATTAATTCTTCTAATTCATCATATTTATCAATATCACCATCGCTAATAAATTTACCCATTTGATTATAAACTTTGGCCATATTTTGTTGTTTGAAAAATTTATGGGCCTTTGTTTTAATTGAATCAGCACCTTCACAGGTTGTGTTTTTAATCTTTTTAACAATTTCAACCACAAATTCAATATCCTGATCACTATTTGTTGTTGAACGTAATTCTATTTCTGCCTGTTCATAAGATGGAACATAATCATTTATATCGAAAAAATTTTTAAGCGTTCCCATGAACCGTCTAACATTTACATCTGTGAACATATTTGTATCAACCATATCAGAAACATCTCTAAAAAATTTCTTATCATCCATAAAATGATGAGCCAATCTATACTGAAATTCTGTGCCTAAATAACCTAAATCGTCTCTCTTTGCCATTTTTTATTTATAACTTTTTTATTTTTTTTGATAAGATTGCCGAAATACTTTTATGGTATTTCGGCAATTAAACTTGTTTTAATAACTAAATTTATATTAGATATTTAACTATTTCCCCATTTTTTAGCCATTGATTCTGCTGCTAAGTCATCTTCCCAATCTTCGATTGGCGAATAGTTTTGATATACTTTACCGTTACCAGCATCAAATTCCATTGTATAGGCTTCATATACTACCCTGTCAACTCCGCGATTTTCATCGAAAGATTTACAAATTGGCGTGATTTTATTATCTACGTATTCAAATTTCCCATTTGTAAAGTCGGTAAATACGATTTCATCTAACATTAACTCTGGTAGACTTTGTTTGTAAATAACCCTTTGTTCGTGTTCTTTTGAATAAAATGACGAGCACACACTACAAAGGTGTTTCATGATGATAGCGGTCAAATCTGGTCTATCTACTGCTGACCTTTGAGCAATCGATCTTGTGAAATCAAGTGCTTGAATATTTACCGAGTCATATTTATATTTTTTATTCGTTAAATCAACTGAATTTCTAACGGTAAAAGGATAATTATCACCAGACCAAATTTTTGTAATCACAGGTTTTAACCCATCAAAAAAAGTGAACTTAAAGGTAGTTATTTGTGATGCATTAATCGTATTAGTGAATTCTGGAGAAATATCTTTCGATTCTTCTAAGTCACCATGATACACGCCTAACTTTCTATTACCTCTTACAGTTTTCTGAATTGTCAATGGCATATTACACCAAGTATAAACTCTTGATTTAGATTTTAAATCCCTATCAATCAATCTAACGATATCATCAATAGCCTCCTTTAATTCAATCGATCTTAATGAACTGGCATCGAAATTATTAATGTTAAAATCACGTTTACAAATAATAACCTCGTTGTTAGTATTTTCCAAGTCGTTTACAGATAATACATATGAAAATCTATAATCTATTTTACTGAAATCTTTTTTTTCTTCCATATTTAATCCTCCTTTTCTACTGAAAATTCTAATTCGGTATCATCCTTAATTGGCTTACCTGTTAATTCACTCAATTTATTTAATAAAAATTTAGAATACTGTTTCTTATAAGCATCTATTTTTTCTGGATTCCAAAGTCCGTGTGATAAAGAAGAAATTTTTCCTTCGTATTCAATACCAGTTACGTGATTTTTAGCAACTTTTATTTTAGTTGTGATTCCATATCTATACGATTTTTTATCGGAAATTGCACTTAGTTTTTCAACCGCACCAGTTGTTACACCACCTAATTGTATTCTAAGTCTACTAAACCATTTTACACCATCTCCACCACTAGTTTTTAATTGAGGAGCACCCATCTGCATACTATCAACCCATACCTTATTTATAAAAAACATAGTGTTTGTATATGAACTACTCTCTTTCCTTGATAATGGTATCCTATTATTCCCAATAATATTAAAGCTTGATTTAATAGCCCCAGCATCAAACATATTATTACCTGTCTTCGACATTACGGACCTATATGATGGTATAGATCCAACGGAATCCCAAATAAAACACATTTCATAATCTATCTCCCCATCTTTATTACCTTGTAAATCTAATAATTCATTAATAGAATACGCAATATCTTCAAGAACAGCCACTTTTCGATTTGGCTTTTCAAGCATTTTACTTTGAGCATAATCCATCTTCCCGTATTTTCTATATAAAATCTCCGCATCATAATATAAGAAAAAACCACTATGATCCACAACTTTACTTTCTACTTCTCCAGTATCTTCATTAACAACATCCCCCATTACATCGTCAAATTCGACACCACACATACGGGCGTGTTCCCACGGAAAATTACTTTCAGTTTCGTAAATTACAGGTAGAATATTCTCTCTCTGACACTGAGCCATTAATTCTAATTTAAAAGTAGATTTACCAGTATCACTATGCCCCATTATATCACTACAAAACCCTTTTGGAATTCCTGGTAGTTTAACCGCATCATAAAAACCTTCTGGTAATACAATCCATTCTAAATCCTTGTCTTTTACACCATTTAAATCGTTCTTAGCTTTAAATGCATTTGCAAAATCTTTTTTATCAACAAATCCACTCGTTGACACTTCTTTCTTTTTTACAGGCTGCTTTGTTGCCATTTTTTATTTGTTTAAATTATTAATATGAAACTATTTTAAACAAAACTATTTTTGAATTTTATTTTAACCCAGAAGCACCAAAACCAGAAGCACCTCTATCTGTAACTTTATTTATCTCATCAACAATAATAATATCAACATAATTACTATTATAGACTGGACAAACCACCAATTGAGCAATCCTATCACCATTTTCAATAATTATATCTTCTTTGGAAAGGTTAATTGCGATAATTTGAACGTGGCCAACATATGGTTCGTCTACAGTTCCTGGGGTATTAGCAACGCATAGAGCCTGTTTTAAAGCACACCCGCTACGACTCCTTACCTGAGCTTCACATCCACTTGGTAAGTTAATATAAATACCTGTTGGTATTAATATTCTTTCTAATGATTTTAATATAATTGGCTCGGATAGCCAAGCGCGTAAATCCATACCACTATCACCAACTTTGGCATATACTGGGTCAGGATTTGGGGAAATATTTTTAATTTCTAATTTAATTTTTTCTTGCAAAATAACTTTATTTAATGATTTATGAAACTATGAAGCGGTTACGTTCAGATAATGACCTGAAGAGGCTTTACCGCTAATTAATAAATATCTTTTTTCTTAAAATGGTAAGTCGTCTGTTTCTGATTCGGAAGAAACTTTTTTTGTAACTACCACATCTTCTACATCTTCTTCTTCATCCTCCTCGTTATTTGGTACTTCTTCGGGTTTTAAACTATTTAATGTGGCTTTATCAATCCACTTGTTGGATGGTTTATCAAACCAAGGTGTTTTTCCATTAATAATTAAACTAAGATAATCATAACTCTTAATTGTATATACCTGATACCACTTTAAATCATTTTCAATAAATGCTTTACTTTCTGACTCATCTTCGCTAAGTGGTGTCTGAACCATATCAGATGTTAAACCACCGTATTTAGATTTCTTTTCTTTCAGGACATACGTGATTAATAAATCCTTTCCAGTTTTTAAATCAAAAATATCGATTTTATATTTAATATTCTGATCTTTAATAGTACCAATGTTATCCAAAACAGCTTCTGATACCTTCCAAAATTTAGATTCATTTAAGACTTCATTTTTGGTAGTTACCCTTTCAATACCCCTAAAAACAAAATTTGCTTGTGCTTTATTTGCCAATGCGGATTTTTTAGCACTATCCACTTTTAAGTCATTTTTATAAATAACATCTTTTTCAATTTCATTGATATTATTTGGTTTTACTGGCCTATTCTTTTCTATATTATATTCAGTCCAATAACCCTCTTCTAAATCACAATAAGGACATTCTTTTTCAGTTCCTTCTGGAACGTTTTTAGTGTGCTTAGCACATACGAATGACTTTTTTGCGTTGCTGTCCCAATGAAAAAAAACTTCTTCAAAAATTTCGTCTGATTCGTTTGATAGTTGGATTAACCTAAATTGTAACTCTTTTTTCTCACCTTTGGTGATTCGGGTGTCTAAATAATTTTTCTCACTATATTTAACCTCTTTTTTTTCATAAGCCTTCGGTTTGGAAGCCTTAATTTCATTTCGTTTTGCATCAAATGCATTTACATTTTCACTCATTTTTATTTAATTTAAATTATTATTTTAAGTTTTAAAAACACCGACCATTAATTATGTAATCGGTGTTATTTTTTCTCCTACTTTCTCAACAAATGTACCAATAAAATACGAGAAAAGCAAGTGTGGATTGAATTTATTTTGGTTATATTAAATTTAATATCCCATTACACCTTTAAGTGATTGGTTTACTTCATTATCTTTAATTCCAAAGCTTTTGTAAACATTCATTGCATTATCATCGAGGTCGGATGGCTTAATTTCAAGGTTTTTATCATCACTCAATTCATATTGCCCTTCTTCTTCTTTCTGATTCCAAAAATCCTCTGGAGTTTGATTGAATGGATCACCAAGTGTTTGACGTTTTTGTAATACTTCTTTTGGTGTTGGATTTCGTTTTTCAATTTCCTGTCTAATAGCTTCGGTGTCGCTGTCAATTTTAGATGTAATACCATCTACTTTATCCGTAATAGAAGCAAGTAACTCCATCATTTGAGATGTTTGATCTGCTAATGAACTAACCTTATCATCAACTTGTTTTTGATCTTGGGTTAATTGTGTGACATCAACTTCAACTTCTGGTGTTTCAATAGGTGCCGTATCCATTGGTGGCATTTCCATTGGATCTGGAGCTTGTGGTCCTTCAATTGGCTGTTCTGGTTGTAAATCCATTGATGGGTCTGCTGGTGCTGATGAAGCTGGGTCAATCATTGCTGGCTCTGTTGGCGTTACTGCATCTTGTGTTTGATCTAGTACAGGAAGATTATTATTAGGGTCTTCATCATCTTCATCTAATAACATATCATCTCGATTTGTAATAAATGAATATTCTGTTATCATTCCAAATTTTTTCTTAACGGATTTAAGTTCGTTTTCGTTTAGTTCTCTATATTTCATAATTTTAACTATATTAATCTTGGAGTAGCTGACGATTATCTTCTGTAATAAATATTTTACTATCTATACGTTCAATTAGACCATCTGTTTTTTTTAATGTCTTCTTGGTTGGAACGATTTGTTGTTCGTTAGCCACTACTTCTAATGGTTTAATATTATTTGCTGGTACATTTTGAATAAAAGAATCAAGTCTTTCATGCATTTGTTTGGTTATAATTTTAACTGCCATAATATATAATTTTATATTCATCGAATATAGATGAACTTGTTATTTAATATAAATATATAAAAAATTAAATAATTGTAGTTTTTATATCAATTTTTTTAATATTTTTGATTGAAAGCTGGCTTTTATTTGATAATATAAGCTTTCCACTATAATCCCCCCAATTTATTTGATGATTGGAATAAATTGTATTCCCAATATCACAACCTGTTTCACCTTCAATTAATCTATTTAATCCATTAATCGAAAAAATACAACCAGACTTAGTGTTAACTATTGTTGCGTTTGTAAAGTGAAATTTTAAATCAATTCGCTTATCATTTTTCAATTTAAATGTAAGTAAATAATCAAATTCGTTATCCTCAATTTCATATATAAATATAAATTCATTTTTTATATTGAATTTTTTACTTACATAACCGATAAACGACTCAACCTTTAATTTTGGTATAAAGGTTGCTATTAACATACATTTTTTATTACTATCCATTATTTATTACTTTATATAGGTACGGTATTAATTTATTATTTTTAACTTGAATATTTATACTTATTTCCTTATCTAAAAAATCCGAATTAAAGAATAAATTATTTTTGTTATGATATAGTATTCGGTAAATTTTTTTGCGATCTATTTTCAAAAAATCAATAGCATTGAAATCTACCCCTATTATTTTTGTTTCATCAAATATATATATAAATGAATTATTTTTAATATAAATAGAAAAAATCTTTGTAGAAGTAAGGTTCTTAATAAGTTTTTTAATAAAACTTTTTTTATCTGTTAATACATTTAAAAAGTGATACTCTATTTTGGTGGATGCATATTCAATACAGTTTTCAATAAATGATTTATAATCTTCTTCGTAATCTACCCTACGTTCTTTTTTTGAAAATGTCCAATATAACCTATTTTCTATTTTCTTTTCTAATATGGATGGTTTATTCTCTCCATATATCAACTTTGTAAACTCCCAACCTATTATTAGTGTTGGGAGTTCTGAGTCTATATTATTTATATCTGTTGTTAAATTAAATAATTGGTTGGTGTTTGATTCAACCAATGAAACTATATTACCGATGTACATTTAAAACTTATTTATGATTCCAAACAAATGTACATATAAAATATGAGAAAAACAAGTGGTTTCAGGGATTATTATTACCCCCAATATAAATAATCATTAGGATCATTAAATCTTTGATAAAAACTTCGAGAAAAAGCATCTCTATCCGCATTTACACATGATTTACCACAAATCTCAACTTTATTTGAAAATATCAACGACGCTTCTTCTGGGGTTTTACTTGATTGACTTAAGTTAACGAAATTAGAATAACCATTTGTGTGGTTAATCAAATATGTCATTTGTGATTCTTTTGTATTACCAACCTTTGTTTTTAACCCTTCATATGTTCCACCTTGATTGTATGATGCTAAACTCCATTGGATTAAACCATAATACATATTATGGGCTGTTGTCGCTGGATTTGCGTTTAAATTAAAAGTACTCTCTTGGTAAATATTACCCATTACACCAGCCACTTGAAATTTACTTAACCCACTATTTTTTAATGTTGTTTTTACATATAATTGTACGTCTTTTGTATTTGTTGGTTTTGTTGTATCTTTAATCGATTGTTCACCTGTTTGAGGCCACATAGCTTCAGGTATTTTCGTTAATTCGGTATATTTATTATTATCTGTTTTATAATTAATTGTTTTAACTTCTCCGCGAGATACATACCTACTACTTTCTATTTTTGGTATTCTATTATCATCATTTTTATTACCTGTTTGTGATGCTAACCCAATATGTATTAAATAAGATGTACTATTACGAGTTTCTAATATTAATTGGTCAATAGGTAATCCTTTTGTCATCATTGTTTGAATATATGAAAATAAAGAGTTTTGAGCATCCTTTGATGTATCTGTCGGTATTTGAATATCCACACCTAAACCCATTAGATGTGCTGATCCATTATTTCCGTTAATTAGTTTATCCCTAAACGCTGATAATATATTAAATGAATTATATCCTAATCCTGTCCATTCAGAATAAATTTTTTCAACTACCTGCGATAAATAACTAATCCTATTATAAACTTTTTCCGTTACTTTTTTACCTTTCAATCCTTCTCCACCAAAAACAAAATAATCCTTTACAAAGAAATGATTTCCATCAATAAACTTTAATTTGGAGTTTTCAGGTGCTGTTATATCTGTAAATTTATCTTCATCTTTACCCTCTACTGGTACGGTAAAATTCCCATAATTTTCTAAATCACCAACTAATTTAAAGGAAATAGCATTTTGTGATATCAATTTTGGATAAGTTTTTGCCATTCTCATACCTGTGAAACTTGTTGTCATAGTTCCAGGTTTAATTGAATGTTTTATTTTAAAAATCATATATGCACCATTCCACATTGGTATATTATTCAATTGGAAATACATCATTGGTTGTATTTGAGGACAACCCATCATCTCAACTTCACAAGAATATGAATATTGACTATATAAACTAAATAAATCTTGTCCGATTGGTTCTACCGTTGCGTTTTGACTTGCTCTGTCATTTAAATTTTTAAGAATTCTAATAGATGCATCTGTCGTATTCGGATTTGACATATTCAACTGCACATTTTTAAAATATTGTTGATTCTGTTGACCAAAGTTTACAGCAATTGCTGGTACTTGAGCTTGTTCTTCTTGATTATTATCGTGTGTTTTATAATCACTTGGTAATTCATGTGGTTTATTAAATGAATACCCATCATTATCAAACATTCCATTTTTTCCTTGATCTAATTTACTTGATGGTCTACCAGCATACATACATAAATACATTGATGTGTCATAATCAACATCATTAGTCATTAATTTAGATTCAACAAATGGTATTGGTTTAAATATTTTACTAAAATCTTTTGCGTTATCAAATGATTGGTAGCTTGGCATTGGTAAAAATAACATTTGATTTTGTTGTAAAACATCTGTCATCGCTGAAAATAACGTTTTCTGGGTTGTGTTTGAATCTATTAAATCAAATAATTGTCTATAATTTATTAACATATCCACACCTATATCATTATGTGCCCTATCAATGAACCTAAAATTTCGGATATAATAATCGCCAACAACATTTGGTAGTGCTTTAAATTGACTAACTTTTGTGTTAATATCTTTTTTACTTGTTATCCATTGGTATTCAGATGGATCGGAAAATCCACTAACCCACTTATCATTAAGTGTTTTTATATAAGAATAAACAGCTAATTTCATATCGGGATTATAATCAATCGATGCAATACCTTTTTTATCTGAATTTTTAATATTCGTGATGCCGAGTGCTGTTTGAACTGATGGGTTTTTAATACTACCTAAATTGTTGTTTATTGTAGACAGCATTGTTTTTTGCATAGTGCTAACATTAATAATATTACCATTCATATTGTTTCCACTATATGCTAATACGCAGTCTGTTAATAATAAATTAATAATTGTTTTAACTCCAACGGTATCATCTTTATTAATTAAAATTAAAAAATCTAATACCTGTAGAGCTTTATATTGACTTGAATGTTCTTTTTCTATCTCTTTTGATCTTTCAATAAAATTATTATTAGAAATATTAATATAATTATATAAATTGCTTATATTATTTTCTAAATAAATTTCTGATATATTTTCTACTAAAGATTTCAAGCCCCGTGGCCCAATAACTGTCTTATTTGTGTTAACGTCTTTAGTTTTAATTCTTAGTTCAAATTGATTTTTAATTTTTTGCCAATCAATTATTGCCCAATTTGTAAATTCCTTAATTAGAAAATCTTCTTCAGCTACACTAAATATACTTTTATATTTATCCACTGATTGATTGTTTTCATCTTTAAAAAATAAATTACAATTTTCATAATTAACACTAGTTTGTTCCTCTCCTATTAATGTAAATAAATTATTTTTTTTAAAATATTGATTTCTATTTGGTAATTTAATACCTTTTAATCCTTTAAAAGGAAATGAATTATTAAATTGCCAAAGCATTCCACCTATTAATAATATAGAAGCTTTTGGTAAACGAGCCATAAATGAAGCTCTATTTAAATAATTACTTGAATTGTAAACCCCATTATTTTTATTTTCTAAAAATAAAGATTCAGTTTCTTTTACATTAATATTCAATGAATTTAAAAATAATATAGCCTTATGAAAATCGGATACTTGTAAGTTTTTATCATTGGATGTATTAAAAGTTCCAGCTTGATTATAATAGAAAGGATGACCGAAAAGCGAAAACGGAATATCAAAATAATATCCACCAATAAATGGGTATGAATAATTATTAGACACTGAAGGATCTTTACTTTTTTGATAGTTTTTAAATATATCAGAATTACTATTTAATATTTTTCCTCCTGCTGGTAAATAAATATTATATAAAGTATCAAAATTAATACTTTCTTGATATATAAACTTTGGATTTATTTTAGCTTTATCGTAAACAATAAAGGCATTTGTATTTACTGAATTTTCTTTAGCCTTAACATTATCAAGTGGATGTCTTTTAGCTTCACATATTTTATTAAATATATTAGTGCCTGAGCTATCACCCCCTATATACTTATAGGAAATTGGGTCATTTTTATCATCAATAAAATAATAGTTATTCATTATTTTATCAAAATTTTGACCACTGTTTTTAATATTATTAATAATTTTTAAATAATAATCGTTTGTTATTTTATTTGCGTTTTCTGTACCTTCAACAATAGAAAAATTAGTTTGTTTCTTAAATAATTGTCCATTATAATCTGGATCAAACGAAACCCAATGTTTATTTCTTTTTTCTAATAAATCAACTTGTTTACCATAAGAAGTGTAATTAACATTAATATCTTCAAATAATGGTAAAAACTTTGAAACCCATTTATCTGTATTTGCCCATTTATCCCTAAAAGTATTATTATATTTACTCATATCGGTAACCGTCTTACCATCTAATACTCTTATTTGATTTTGAATTTGTTCTAATTTAAAAGTATTTCCACCAACTTCCTCAAATATATTTCTTGATTCTGCTAATGCAAAATTTTGATTATAATCCACATGTGTAGCAGCCCCAGATAATAAATTAGATATATAGGTTCTTAAAAATAAGCGATCATAAATAGTATTTATATCATTTTCTTTAAAATCTTTATATGGGTTTTCTGTTTTTCCTCCAATTAAATTAATTGTATTATCAAATGCATTCATTGGATAATAAAGCTCACCAATCGTAACAGTAGCCTTTGGGTCTATATTATTAGGTTCTTTTATTACTTCATTTACTTTTATTTTATCTAATTCTTTTTGTATATCTGTCTTAGCATTTATTAACGCATCGATAAGTTCAACTTCTAATAAATTAGGCGCAACTTCTCCAATCCAAGCATCTTCCATTCTACCATCTTTTCCAAGTTGTGAATACCAAGGAAATGGAGATAAAATTGGTTGCCCTTGTTTATCATATTTAATTTTTAAATCTGTTGAATTTAAACCCATATTTTTATCAAAATGTCTATCTTCAGGGATTTTATGTTTGCAAATATAAATCAGATTATAAAATGTTTCCATATGAGCAACCAACACCTTAAAATAATTATATATATTTGGTTTCATTTCATATACCTCAGTAAGACTATTGTTTTTTTCGTTGTTTAATAAATTACTTAGGTCGGCTATTTGTTCGGTTAATTTATTATTTAAATCAACCATTGCAACGCCTATTGGTTTAAATATAACTTCAAAATTACCATCGCTCGATTTTTTTGGTTTTAACCAGCTTTTACCACTATATGAATTAAAAACAATCGATGTTGGAAATATTTCTTTATATTCAAGTATTTTTTTATCTATATTATCTATTTGTGTATTTAATATATTGTTTAGCGTCCCATCTATTAAGGTAGCTGCTTTTGAATTTATATTCACTAAATTAAGTTCGTAATCATAAATACCACTATTGTAAGTTGTTTTTATTTCAGATAAATAAGGTTTTAAATAATTATCCTTAATATCAAATAGCATATTTCGTTCGTTCTTTTTTTCTTGTAACCCGCTTGAAACTGAATTTTGCGATATTTTTTTTATTTGATAATCACCTTCTTTGACTTTATTCATCAATGAAACTAATTTGGGTAATGGTGACCCATCCGATGATAAAAATCTACCATTAGCCACCTGAGCATCCCAATAATCAGAACCAGCACCAGCAAATTTACAATAAGGAGCAGCCATTAAATATGACATTTGTACATCATTTAGCATTGCGTATGTGTAACCAATGAAACTAACAACTATATCAAAATTACCTGTTGTTGCATTAAAAGTTGCTTTGAAATCAGAACAATGTAGAGGATAAGAAACGGCATCACCATAAAACCCTTTAATCTTTAAGATATATATTGGATATGGAAAATCAAAAAATGATTTAAATAGACTTTGATTTTTATCACCAACACTTAAATTACTATCCTTTAAAGTATCCACATAATCAGCCGATGACATTAGGGACGCACCCCTAACATCTGTAAAATTAATAACAACCGATGCAGCATACCATGAACTAAATTCAATATCAATTGAACTAACACACATTGCCTCATGAATATTTTCAACATCATTATCCTTATCGCCTAAATTAGCAAAAAAATCAGTTAGTACATTTACGCCACCCAAATTTTCACCTTCTAAAAAATTTATTTTAGTATTCGGACCAATTAAATTATAAGTTGTTTTTTTATCACTTGAAGTTATATTACTCTGATTTTTAACTGTTACCTGTAAGTCAACCCCAATACAAAGATCTTCTGGGTTTTGCATTAGATCAGATGGTTTATCACTTATATTTCCATTTATATCTACAATGCTGTTGTTTGGATCGAAATATAAAACTTTTCCAATTGTTGGTGAATCTGACATTTATTTGGTTTTAATAATATTATAGTTTATTTTTGTGCTATTTAAAGAATTATACAATTCCATAATATCTAATATATTTATCAATTTCAAAATTATATTGAGTAATCGATGTTTCAAGTGGAAATGGAACTACTAATGGAACACCATCTGGAATATTGAATTCTAATCCACCATATTCTGGATTCGCTAACATTATTAACCAGCCATAGCTTGCGTCTTGATAGTATTTATAAGAAATTAAATCCATTCGTGATGTACCTAATTTATAATATTCTATTTTATCGGATGTTTTAAATTTTAATTTAATAAATGGGATGTTTTTTGTCATTCCATTTATTCTAAATTGCTTGTATCTATCTATACTCATATTTTAATATTATTATTTATACCAGTTATTATAGAATCTTTCATATCACTTAATAGGGCTGTATTTAGATTTTGATCATCATAAACACCTGGATTATATAATGGGTAATAATTATTTGTTGACTGTCCAGTTTGTTCATCTGTTATAAATCTATCATTCCTATCATCGTAAACACCAGTATTCGCAAAGAAATTAAATGTAATTGCATTTTGTAATCTTGCAATTGGGCCTGTTAAATCTGAACCACCAATAAATTTAAATGATAAATTAACGTTTGCTAACATTGGTTGAACACCTATTCCTTCTACATTTAAATCCCAAACAAGAGGCTCGAAATCAATATTTAAATTATCAAAAATAACCTTTGTATTATAAAAATCACCAATTCTAAGAACACAAATAGGCGGTCTACCAAATGCTAAATTAGCACCTAATGTAGTATTATTATTAGTATCAGTATTACCTTGTTTCATACATTGTTGTAGAAACGTTAATCTCGAATTAAAACCCTCAGGTGTAGTACTATGAAACGCTGGACTAAAATATTTAATTTTTTCACTAAATTTATTTAATATAAAATCACCAGTTCCACCCTTATCACCACCTAATTTTTCAAAAAATTGAGCTTCATCATTATATAATTTTGAATTACTACCATTAGAAGGATTGCTGGCTGAATATCCGTACATATCCACCTTTTTACGAGTGGTCGTTGATGATTGGGGTTTAGCTGAAATAATATCTTTTATTGATGAATATGATGTTTTATCTGGTGCATTAAAAACTGTTTCTGAACTCGTTGTTAATCTAACCAAAACAACTCTTTCTTTTTTCATTTCTAATGAATTAGTATCTTTATTAGTTGTTTTTACTGTTTTAAATACACCCTTAGATGTTATATTTTCCTTTTTTATATTCGGATTATATAAATTAATATATTTTTTTAACCAATTTTCAACCACCTTACCTCTATTTTTTGATAATTCAACGTTTTGACTACTACTTCCTTGATTACTTGCATAACCATTTATTTCAATTTTAGTAATTGTCTTTAATACATCTAAAATTGATTGATCAGCACTATTATTATTTGCATCAATATTACCAAACGTAGTAATTAAATCATAAAACGAATATGTTTCATTTTCATTTTTTTTAGAATTCAAACCATTAGCATTAATATCTTTATAATTTGTTAATGGTGTTAAACCTTGATTTTCATATGCCGAGTCAACTTTATAATAATATTTATTATTCTGGCAAGGTGACTCAGTTTCTGAACTTAACCCATACCAATCACCAGTGAAAATTTCATATCCATTTCCACCCGACCAATTACACCCATTTCCACTATATAAATAATTCATAACATCTCGTGGATCTGTGTAATCAATACCACTAAAATTATTTGGGAAATATATTTTAAAAGTAAATGTATTTGTTTTTGTTTCTTTTACTGGAGTTACAGGTATTGGTGTTGTATTTTCTACCTTTATATCATTTTCTAAATCAATAACATCTACACCAGCAATAAATCTAAGATAATCATCATCTTTAATATTAATACCGCTTGGGTCTTTTTGTTTATAGTAATTAAGAATACTTGGATGGTCAACAATTAATTTAAAACTAAGAGTTCCACTTCTTTCATTGTTTAAATATGTATATACTGGCTCTCCTCTACCAATAAAGTTATCAGAATTCCACGATGTACTTGATTGATCCGTGAATTTAATATCATAAGGTGGAAACCACATAATTCTACCACCATTAGGACCATCCTGTGAACTACCTTGAATCAATGTATCTAAAAATCCTGACTTTTGTTTCCAAGCTAAATTTTCAATAGATAACATATATTTATGGACGTCTGTCTTTGAATTGAAATCCTTATAAGGTGATATTTTAACAAATCCATCATCTTGTAAAACACCAAAAGTTTTTAATGCGTTAGCCCCTGGCCTTACACGTTTTAAATCTTTTTCTAATATTTGTGTATTTTCAGTATCGGAATTAAAAGGTCTTATTAAATTTTTTATATTATTATATTGGTTATTTGCAGTCCAAATTCTACTATAATTAATGCCATCTTTATTTTTTAATGCTCTACCTTTAGTAATTGTACCAATTTCACCATCATTTCTTTCATAATCAGTAACAAGTGTTTTTATCTTTCCACTAATAAACATTTGTTGGGTTTTATATAATAGAGACTGCTTATTTGTGATAATATTACTCGTATCAATTATCGATCCTGGATGATTTATATTAAAAGCATATTTTCCACTTGAAAAATTAGTCCAAGTATAATCATTTTTATAAATATTAAAATCATCACCACCATCTTTTTTTATTTCAGAATAAAGATATATTGGAAAGTATCCACCAATTATATTTGATAATCCACTTGATAAATTCAACTTTTCAGTATCCAACTTATCAACCGCATCTAAATAACTCAACGGTTGTTTTATCCAACCAAATAAATCCTCATTTTGACGTGTTTTATTGAGAACTGAATTAGCTAATGTCAAACCAAGAGAACGTAGAGCTATGGTGCCTAATTTGCTTTCTGTGCCTAATGCAACACCTGCGGCCATTCCCGCTAATGTATTACCTATCTCATAGCTTGAACTTATATTAAAAGTATTATTTCCAGTAATACTTACTCCTACAGTATCCCCAAATAAATATCCTAAAACTGCATTGGCTGATTGTTGAGCAATGCTTTTCGATGTTTTATCTAAATAAGTATTATCCTTGGTATATATGTTTTTTGTTTTTATATATTCAACTACATTAGAATCTAAATTTCTATATTCAGAATAAAAATCATTGTTGATTGTATTGTTGGTATGTGTTAATAATCCATCAGGAGCAATATAGCTTTTTAATATAGGAACAGAATTATATATATCAACAGATGTACCTATTGGATTAATTAATGGAACTGTAACCATTGGATATTTACCTATTGTCTGCATAAGTAAATTATCTCTTAATTTTGGTGAAACGCTATTGATATCTTTACCTAACATATTGATTTTATTTAATTAAAATATTCCTTTGATGATAAATACCTTGAAATAATTTTTTTGTTGGAATTTGAATAACATTTGTAAAAACAACAATAAAAATTTAAAAAAAATAAACGAATGGAAATAAGGCTGAAAGCCAAACGTTTTTAACTATTGTAATTTTTAATATTTTTACTATTTAAACATTTTCAAAAAATTCTAACATATTTTCATAACGTATGTTTTAAACAAATGTTTTTCTTTTAAAATTTTATTTTCTAACATATTTTTTAAAATATGTTTAAACAATTGTTTAAAACATATGTTAGAAAAATTTGTTTTTCTTTTTAAAATTTTATTTTTATCAATCGTTTAAATGAAAAATGTTTAAACATATGTTCTTAAGATTTTACATTACGGAACAGGCGCGCGCGATTCTACTAATAATATTTTAAATAAACAACTTATTTTGGATAAATATTTTGTTCAATATAGTTAAATGTTCATTGCCAATGAACACCTTAATTTATTGAACAATTTAATATGAGTCTGGTCCAAATGATCCATTATAGCCACCACCATTTTCATCTTTATTAAGACTTTGTCCTATCTTTCTTGCCAACCCCCTTAAAAAAGCAGGATTTTTCATTAATTCATTTACATCTATTTTAGCTGATGCACCACCAGACATATTTAAAGTAATTGCACCACCAATATCAACTTTATGATTTCCATTTCCATTATTATAAGCCCCACTGTTGGAATTATTATTATGAGATGGGGAAACTCCACTAAAAATATGAGAACTATCATTACGAGGCATTATAGACTGTTCAATAGCACCGCCAGGTTTCATAGCATATACATCATCTTTAGTATTTAATTTTATAGGTCTTCCACCACCAGAAGGTATTAATAAATCTTGTGCTGAATCAGGGTGAGTTGCACCATAAATATCCATACCAGCATTTGCTGCATTTATTCCTAACCCAATAGCAGGACCAACACCTGGGATAAAATTAGCACCTGCAGCTGCAGCATTCATACCAGCACTACGATAATTACCGTGTATCAGGTCATTAACCGCAAAACCAGCATCAATAGCACCTCCAACGTATGGAATAGCTCTCAATCCCATTCCTAAACCAGCCTTAGTTAAACTTTTTAGCCCATTTGTTGCCATCACTTTTCCACCAACCTGTCCAATATCACCAAGAACTTTTCCTCCCATTGAGGAATTCGCTACATTTGAAATACCTTTAGCCCCATTTTCAACGGTTGGCATTAAAAAATGAAATGCTTGTAATATATATTTAGCAACAGTATTAACCGCAGTTAATAATGGACCAACAATAGCAGTTAAAAGAGCTTTTAGTCCATTATCTAATATTTCTTTTATTCCTAATGTATTTTCTGCTATATCTCGTATTTGAACTTTATCGGGTTTTATTGATTGTAAATCTTTTGCGTCTAATTTAGTAATTGATTTTTGAGTTCCATTGACATTTACAGTATAGCCACCATTTTTATTATCAAATGTAGCGAGAGAAGTTAATAAATCTTTTTGTTCGTCTGTTTTAATATTTGTATTTAAAGAAACATCATGTGTTATTGCTGTTCGTTGAGCCTTTGTTCTTGCAGCTGTCATCATGTCATCAAAAGAAATACCAGCAGCTTCAGCAGCCGCTTTTATACGTATTTTTTCATACCCATTTTCATTTAATTTACCAGTAGTTTTATCAATAGAAATAACACCATCTAACATTTTTGAGTATGTTTGTGTTAAGCCTTCCATATCAGTTATACCCTGATTCATTAATTTCATTGGATCTGCCATAGATGCGAATCCACCACCAAGAACTTGTAGTGAAGCTGCTGTCTGTAAAGCTCCTTCTGGAGATGAAATTTTATCAGCAAACGAAGCTACCGATTCCATTTTAATACCCATCTTTGTAGCGTAAACAGACATTTCCTTTACACCATCAATACCATTCTTAAAATTATAAGTATTTGCAAGCTTTAAATTCCCTTCAAATTTTTTAGCTGCAATTGTTGATGAAACACCAGATTGTTTTGATAAATCCGATAATTGGTGAAGTGTTTCCATACTATCAGCAACACCAGAACCAAATAGGTTCATATCTGCTGCCATTTGACCAGTCGCTTCCACCCCTAAACCTAAAGCCACGGATGTATCAGCCATTGATACTAAATTTTCTTTACCTAACATAACAGATCTACCCATCTGATCAGTATAGGATGTTTGCATTTTAACTAAATCAGCCGTACCAATACCAATTAATTGTGTTTTCCAAGCAATTTCACCAATATTTTTCTTTAATTCACCAGATTCATTTTTAGAAAGTCCATAATTAGCTGACATTTTACTAATTGCACTATCAGCATCTAACATTATATTCAACGCAGCACCAGCTTGTTTTAATAAATATTTTTCTGTAGCTTTTGTTGTATTATCGAAAGCTTCTTTTCTTTTTCGTCTACTTGTTTCTCTATCCTCTTCTTTTTTTATAGCTTTTGATTCGTCTATACCAGCATCTTTAATTATTCGTGCTTTTTCTTCTTCTAATTTTATTTCTTTTTCTAATAATTTATATTTATCGGCTTCTCTTTTATAATCATCCGAAGCAGTTTTTAACATTTTTCTATGAGCCACTTCTTGTGCTTTTTTCATAGACGTAGTATTGGCATTACGAAGCTTTTCTAACTCCTCTTGCTTTTTAATATAAATTAATTTTTGTTTATCTAATTTTTCGTTTTCAGATCCCAATTTTAAATTTGATTGAGAAATTTTTTCTATTTTTGATATAATATCTAAATAAGCCTTGTTATCTTTTAGTTTTTTTGTGAGCATTTTACTCATTAGTTGCTCAGAATTAACTTCTGATTTAGGTGCAGTACCCCCTTTACCACTATTAGAATTAACTTTACCTAATGTATTGTTAATCTTATCAAGTGTATCGATTAATTTATTTATATCTCTTTGGGTTAATGCTGGATCTGCCATATTAAAAGTTGTTTAGTATAAATATATGGTTTTAAAAATTTGATTTAAGAATACTTAAATTATTTGTTTATTTGAAAACATTGTTTTATTTTTGTATTTCACTAACACAGAATTAAAACAATTTAAATTAAATTATTATGGAAAAGAGATATTGGATACACGAGCCAGTCAAGGGAACACAGGAAATTTACGATTCAAATGATTGGTGGGGTGTTACTTTACTTTGGTTTTTTGCTAGAATTATTGGAATAGCTATAATAGTTGGGATATTCTTCCTATTTGCGTGGATAGCATAACGATAAAACGGTAGAACAGTTTAATTAGTCCTACCGTTTTATTATTTTTTATTCTTCCTATTTCTTATTGCGGATTCTCGTTCCTCAGCATCTGTTTTTGTTTTATCATTATGCCTTGCTATTTGGTATTTACGTTCATAAACTGGCATACTTTTTATTAAAGGCATATCAAGACCAATATATGCCTGACACCCCCAAAACTCATCCCATAATTTTCCTTTAAAATCACTTGTAATTGAGAAAAATAGTTTCGTCGAGCGTAAGAAACGTAGTAAATTCAGAGCCACCTCCAAGACTCGAATTTGTTGTTTCAGGTCGGGTAATGGTTATTTGATAATTCAAAGAAGGTATATTATCTGTTATAAACCTTCTTAATGCCAACGAATCATATACACGTATGTTTTTAATATAATTATGAATATAATTTCTATTTTTTTCACCATTTATTGAAATAACTGATTTTTCAAGTCTAAACGTAATACCCTTTGCATTTAAATAATCATCTGTATCCTCTATAGAACCAACGTATTCATCGACAAGTTTTAATGCGTTATCTAATTTTGTTTTTGATAATTTATCAATAGATGTATCTTCACCTATAATTTCAATTAATAAATCCTTAGCACTATTTAATGCGTGTTTTTTTAATTTTTTGTTGGATTTTTGTAATAACTTATTATAATCAAGTTCATCTTTATGTACCAGAAATCTAAATTCAATTACATCATTTGACTGTGGTAACACAAATTGGAAATAACCATTTTCGTTTGGTGTAAGAGTAAATTCTTTTGGTTTAATCTGACTTAAATCAATTTCCGTATCAAAACGTTCACCAGTATCTGGATCAACAGTTGAAATTGGATAATTACCATAACTAGTAGATCGAAGCCATACAATTATAGCATCCCTATCAGCATTACAAAGTAACTCTGGCCTAATATTTTTATCTAAAATTTTTCGGCGTAATAAAACATCGAATAATTGACTCTCACCATTAATTGTTTCCGTATAAATACCAGGATTAGATATAATATCTTCATCTGATCCAGTTAAATAACTAACAGCTATCTTAGAATTTTTAAAGTTTTTACCATAGATTAATCCATTACTTGGTAATTTAATTTTATCGTAAGCCACATCATATGATTCTTCACCTTCAAATTCTTCATTTTCATAATTACTAACCTCTGGTATATAATCATCTTCAATATAATCTTCAACTATTTTTGGGGACAGTTTTTGTTGGTTTGATATTTTAGGTGTTATTTTTTCCAACGCATTTACACCCTGGCTATTTTTTTCTATCGCCTCACGTAAAGCTTCATTTAAAAATTCACTTTCGGACTCACGCATTTTTTCTTCTTTTGTCATCATTAGATATTAGTTATTATATTAAATATTTTAGCTTAATTATTTTATGTTTAAATAATTGGTTAGGTTTTATTATGGTAAAATTCACCAGTTTTCTTTTTCTCAATAATAATTTGTTTTTCTTTTTCGGCACCAGTTCTTTTTCGCAGCATCTCCATAACCATTTCTGGTTTTTTATGAATATCATTTTCCCATATTCTTATTAAAACTATTCCATTTATAGCCGCCCACCTATTTTTGGCTTCATCAGAACGTTTATTTTTATTTTGCATTCTATTTGGTGGTTTTTTATTTGTTTCAGGATTATTATGATAATAATCCCCATCTATTTCAATGAGTATCAAGCATTTAGGTAAATAAAAATCCCAAACACGTTTTAATGATTTGAATTCCTTTTGATATTCATATTCAATTTCCAATTTATCTAAAAAATTTTCTTTAAAATATATTTCAAGCTTAGATGTTCCATAGCCACATTTATATTCTTTAACCTCTTTCTTTTTTTTAGGTTTAATACCTGTATTGTTATTAATAGGTTGTTTCATTTATTATAAATATATTATAATTATTTTTTTATTCATTTAAGCAAAAAAATTTGGTTTGACATATTAATATATCAAACCAAATAAAAAAAAAGAATATATAAAGAAATTGTATTTAATTTTTAAAAAACCAAAATTCCATAATCATACGCTAAACTACAAGTTATCTCATTAATTGCATCATCATCATACTTTAATGACCCAAAAGATACGGTAGTTGGAAATGCATTTTTTAATATCCACTTTTGAACCGAAACCCCTGTTGGGTCTAATAATTCAATTGAAACATCGCGTTTATATCCAGCAGCGTAACCCTGCCTTCCAGTTACTTCTTCTGATTCTAATCTAACCCATTCCATTATAGCTTGTGCTGTTGATGGACCTATTAAATTTCTAAAAGTAACATCTATTTTTTCCCAAGTATAACGACCCAATACATAAGTAGATGTATTCATCCAAGGAATTTCGACAGAATTTTGATTAATAGATGGCATACCAGAAGAAGAAACAAACCAAGATTGAATACCCATATCAGATGGAAATTTAACAATGAATCTATTATTTTTCAACGGTTCAAATTTGAGAGGGATTTGGTTTAATAATTCTGACATATTTTTATTTTTTAAATTAGTTATTTAATTCTGATTTTTCAGCTTTAGGCGTAATTAGTTTATCACAAGCATCTAAAATTGTTCTTATTGATTTATAATCATCAGCCTTTTCAGATGGGTCGATTTCACCCATAATTGAAATTGCTGATTTTCTAATTATATTTATTTTATCAATTATAGAATCAATAGGTTTATTAATACCCTCTGGTTTCATTTCAGGACGCAAATCGGTATTTATTTTAAGTACCTCAGATGGTTTTTCGTGGGTATCTGTAGGAAATGTAAATGCTTCAGCTAAAATCTTTGATTTATCAAATGTAGTTCTTATTTCATTTAATATTTCGCGAATATCTTGTTCTTCGTTATTAGTCATTGGATAGTATATAAATTTCTTATTTAAATATAAATACAGATATTTTTATTTTTTTGGTAATTATCTTTAAAATATTATATTGTATTTTCAATTTTATTTTCAACATTTTCAATAATCTTATCACCAAGCTTATTAACTTTATTATCTGTGTACATTTTAACGCCGAATAAAGCGGTACCAGCCAAAACAGAAATAGTAAAAGGCGCTTCAGATTTTAAAGCTAATGAGACCCAGGTGCCAAGCCCTACAATAATATAAGCTAAAAGTTTACTACTAGTAAAATCTAATGTAAAACTAATTTTAAACCACTGTTTTAATTTTATTGTATCCATAATATTAATTTTATATAAATAAATATAGTGTTTTTTATTTTTTTAATAAAATAAATTAAAATAAAGTTGTTTTTCTTAAATATTATTCGTACATTTGTATAAAATAACATGAAAAACTGTAAATTTTATGAGGAGATTTATTATAAAGATTTAAAGTTGTATTTATTAATTATAATTAAGGAGATATCAAATAAGATATGTTCCGAAACACTAATTGGTGGTGCAAATACTATTGAAGTCCCACTGAAATACCAGAATGAATTTGAAAAATTAGATCATTATAATAATGAAATATTAGACTTAAGATATAGAGTTATTTTTAAAAAAACATTAAAAAATATAATTTATATATATAGAGATGATATATTTACTATTAAATACATATCAATTCAAAATAATAACGAGTTTGAATGTGTTGAACTAACAAACATAAAAAATGTACCAAAAAAATTAGTTAAGGAATATAAAAATAATTTTTGTGGTTATATTAAAATTTTAGAGTAAAATGATAGGGGAAAATTATTTTAACACAGGAGATAGTATTAAAACTATTAACTTTAAAGAAAACAATCTTAATGAATTAAAAGGTAAAATAATTTCTATTGATAAATTATTTAATCCTACTAAAATGGAAATAGAAGATGTTATTGAAGTCAAAATAGATGGTTTTGAAAATACAAGAATAATTAATAAAAATAATATAATAAAATTAATTAAAACATGTCAAAAATAAAATTAAATTTAACAAACGAGCACATTTTATTAATAAAAAATTTTAAATTTACTAAGGTCGGCGATTATAAAATCGAATTAGATGTATACAGCCCTTATGGCGGAGATTATTTAATGGAAGATCTTGCTATTATTTTAGGTAAATGGGATAAATTCACACCAGGAACCGAAACGGATTACAATGGTAAAAAATTTGGATTTGAAGCAGAGACAGAAATGTTATCTTACCATATGTATCTTGTTGATAATATTGAATTTATAATGAGTTTATTAGTACAATTTATTGGTGTAGGGTTAAAACCAGGAATTTATTCAACAATAAATTACAAAATAGATTGGAAATATTCAGAAAAATAAATAATATGTGGAAATTTATATGGAATATAATATGTGTGTTGGTAATAATTTTATGCTTTAGAGATGCAGCTATTGCTTACCAAGCAAGTAAATTATGGGAATTCGGGATAGATCTAACGTTAGTGTTATTAATATTTAAAGATTTAGAAATATAAATAACTATGACTCCACAGATAATCACTTTAGTACTATGGTTATTTAATTTAATTATAACATCTTTAAGACATGGTAAACCACGACCAGAAATTGGTCAAAAATATAATATTTACACAACAAGTGCCAGTATTATAATCACAGCCGCAATTCTTTATTGGGGTGGATTTTTTAATGTGTTTTTTAGTTAACAATAAAACTGTCAACCTCTCTCGAAGTTCAGAAAAGAAAATCCCCGTTAGATTGGTTTCTAACGGGGATTTTTGATTTATTTGTTAAAGTGATTTAAAATCAAATCCATCATCGGCTATAATAAAGTCAATATTAATAAATTCAAGAGCTCCAATTGGTTTTACTCCAATCTGAACATTCATTTCATGTTTTAATTTTGCTTCAACAGAGTCATCTATTTTAATAAAAGAATCTGAGATTCCACGACCACTTTTAACAGCAGTTAGTATAGGGTTAACTATTTCTAAAAATTTATTTTTAGTTGTATTATCTTCTGGTTCAAAAATCAAAGGTAAATTACCTCTACGAATAGATTTACGAAGAAATAACATTAAACGTCTAACACCAACTTTATTTAATTGTGCTTCATTAATTTGTAATGTATCTTGTTTAAATACTCTAACACCCTCAACAGAGAAAGTCCTAAGAGCGTTAATTCTACTAGATGATAATTTATTAAGTTCCCCAATTACTAAGTTCTTTTTAGCCTTAATACAATCAACAATACCACGAGACATACCAGCAGGTGCAATCCAAGCTGCAGCTGTATTATCCGTCATTGCTATATTTCTAACAACATCTTTTGTTGGTGAAAGATAGATATATTGTGAGTTGTCCTTGTCAAAATATTGAATCCAAGGAAAATAAGTTGCAGCATAACTTGAATCAATTCCAGTATCTGAAAAAGCATTTACAATATCATTAACGGAATACATTGAAGATTTAGCATCATCAAACGTTCCTATTGGTTTATCAGGGGTTGTTACGATATATATTGAATCTTTTCTTTCTGTTTCAATCATATCTAAAACTTCATTAACCAATATGCTATTATTAATAGTATCAATACCAGGGGTAGCAAAAACATTAATATCAGCCGCCTCTGGATTTGAAAATGTTCTAATAGCAGACCAAAATGCATAAAAATCAGAAGTTAATCCGTATGTTTCAGTTATATTAGGGATACCAAGCTTTGAATCTAAATCTGAACCACCAAATTTATAGAATTGTTTTCCAGAATATGCATCTACACCAATTTGATTCAAGTGATTTCTATTAAATTGATTATATTGGTAATTATTAGTAGTTGTTCTATTATCTCGAAAAATATCCCAACCATCAAAACCACCATAAAAATAAGTGGTAAATTTTCTTAAATTTATATCTGAAAGAACTAAATCCTCAGTTTCACCAGTCTGAATAGTTTGAAAATTAATAGTACCTACACCTGTAACACCTGTAACATTAGAAGCACCACTCTCCAAATGGAAGCCATCTGTTATATTTAAACTTACAGGGTCAATACCATTAAATTTGAAAAAATCACTATCGACACCAGTTAAATTACTTAACCCAAAATATTGTTTTTTAATTTTTACCGCATCATTAAACAATGTATTATAAATGATTTTAGAACATGTATAATCGCCTATTTTTTTAACTTCATACCCTGTAAATCCCATTGGTACAGATTGTGCAACCAGAGGATTATCATCAATATCAATAATAATATATTTCGATTTATTTGTAAATACACCATCATTTGTTCCAATTTTAGCACCAATATAATTATTACCGCTTTTAATATCCAATGAACAATTACTAAATGTTTCTAAAATATTTGGATTAGCATCGGTATCATTAATTCCACGAACTAAAACATTAAATGTTAGTACATCAACATCAATATTAGTAATACTAATTTTAAACATATTATTAGCATTTTCACCATCGGAAATAGTGAAGAATCTAAAAAGTGGTATAATTAAACCTCCTTTTAATTCAGAAACAAACCAAGGTGTTTTTGCACCAGAATATGTACTATGATAGTTATTATGGTCATTATCTTTTAAAGACATCATAATAGTAGTTCCATTATAAAATTTACCATTATTTGTTACAGGGTCAATCAAACCTTTCAATGCAACTTCAAACATTTCTTCAACAAATATTTTGGCATTACTAGACCCAACAGGTGAATTACCAAGAACATTCAATATGTAATTTTTTTTATTTGGGTCTAATGATACGTTATATGTTTCCGTTGATCCACTATTAATATAAGCTAATATTTGAAAATCCGTTGTATTACCAGTAATAGAAACACCCTCTTGTATTGTGATACCTGTAACAGATGGAACTAATTCATCTGCCCCATTATATATCGCTTTTGACCTTAAAGTGGCAATAACAGTATTAGGACTAATAGGATTAGACGCTGTTTCACCATTTGTGGCATCATCATTATATAAAGTCCAAAGACCACTATATTCAAAACCACTAAGTCCAAGAACTCTAGTTACGTATAATTGACTTGATTCAGTCAAATATGATTTTGCTATATAAGGTAATTCATAACGAGGATATCCATTACTATATTTTTCAGTATTCGTACCACCAAAAAAATTATTAAATTCAGTCCAATCTGAGATAGACACAGGTTGAAATGCTGGTCCAATTTGTGTTTCACCAACTAAACCAAGAGTAGTAATACCCAACGATTTAACTGAATATGGTAAACTCATCTCCCTTGTATAAATATCTGGAGCTGTATTCGTTCCTCTTGCGTTAGTTGCCATTTTTATTAATTTATTTTTAAAATATTTATTTTAATATAAATACTTAAAAAATAATAAAAAATAATAAATTACATAATTTATTTTAATAATATTTTAAAACATAAATTTAGTAAGAAGCAGGAATTTTGGTGGAGAATATAATTTTAGAAATCTTAGAATCATCAATCTTATTAATTTTAACTTCTATTTTATCATATTTATTCAGGTCAAAAATAGGACCAGCAAAAACTCCATTAATTTTAATTGTATAACTCTCTATGTTATTTGTTGTTATATGTTTAACTGTATAATAAGTAGAAGATTTTAATCGATTTATATTTTTTGAATTAATTGGAAATTCTACTATTAGATTTTCATTTGAATCACCTATAATATTTTGATATATTTTATTTTCTATTTCAAATCCAACTAACTTGGCACATATGTTCTCCTCGATTAATAAATCTGATTCATTTATAATATATCCTTTTACTAACAATTGAAAAGTCTGAATAAAAACTTTTCTTTCATCCAATTCATAATCACTATCATCTGTTATATCTTCAAGTTCAACAGGCATGTAATGACCATTTGGGTATATGTAAGCTTGTTTTGATTTAAACATATCGTTAAATTTATTATTAACCGTATTAATCAAGTCAAGCTTATTAGAAATTACCTTAATATTATATATGAAATCAATCGTATATGGCTGGCGCATTTTATATGAAATTGTGATATTTTTATTACCATCCCATTTATCAGACGTACCAATAGTATAAAAAGAATTCCCAGGAATATTACAATAATCTTGCTGTTGTGTTCCTTTCTTCGGGTTATTTTCTCTTGTTATAATAATAAAGTTTGATTGAATATTTTTATTTTCATCTACATATTCCCATGTTTTTGTGAATTCAGAAAAACGTTGTTGATTCAAATAAAATGATGGAACTTTAACGCCATCATAAGTAACAGCGAGATCATCTGATACAAATCGGATTACATCATCGTGAATTTCATTATGTGTTACTGGTTTTGGTAAAATATTCCCATTAACAAATAATTTTTGGTTTATTTGATCTATTCTGTCTAACCCTATTTTCGGTTTCAGTAATTCTAACTTATTAAAGTTTATGTTTCCCATTTTATTTACCTAAAAATTCTTTTTTATCGACTGGTGAACAAAGTATTGTTTTATAAAGTAATTGCGTACCAAACAATGTATGAAAATTATCAAAATCAGTTCTACCATCCTGCGTTACAACAAAATATTCCATTTGATCAGATGTTATTTGAACACCAATGTAATCACCATATTCTATATCAACATTTTTATCCTTCAATGTTTTAATATAAATATCTATTTTAAGATTACCAATTTGTTGAAAATGACCTAAATTTTGTGTTCCATCGTGTGATTTATTTTTTGCTTTATCAATTAAATAACGACATACCAATTCAACAGGTTCCTTATAAACAACCCCCTCAGATGTTGTTTCACCCCACCTACTAGATACAGTTTTAACTCTATCTATTTTAAACAAAGTAATAGTTTGATTTATATCTTGCTTGAAATAGTTTTCACCCATTTCAGAATCAAATAAAAAATCAGACTCAGAATAAAAAAGACTATTACGTGTAATTTTTTTATGTTTCATAATATATTTAAAAACTTATTATCCACCCTTTGGTGTTATGTAACTCGTAATCGGTTTCTATCATCTCTACAGATCCAGGATTACCTATAAATTCCAATCTGTTAGGGTAGTCCACATTAGTATTATTTCCTACACTTGCCGTAACCTGTGCAATGATGCTTTCAATTTCGACCTTAGAAAGCAAGTTGTTTTGCAATCTTAAAGCCGTTAAAGAGCTACATCCTGCTACATCCACCGAAGTAAGTAAATTACTTCTAAAATCAGCAACAACTAATTGATTTAATCCACTTAAATCCTGCGTTACTAACTGATTACTCGAAGCAGTAAGATATTGAATAGTCGAATTTGGCTTCTCTAAAGTAGTTAGTAAATTGAAATCTAAATAAAGCTCTCTAAGGGATGATAATCCGACAAGTGAGAAATCAGTAAGATTATTATTATTAGCGTAAATTTGAGTAAGCAGAGCTGAGTCAGATAAATCTAAACTAGTTATCTTATTGAATTTACAAACTAGCTGAGATAGTTTAATACATCCACTTAATAGTAGGGATGATATATTCCCATAATCGCAAAACAGAGTAATTAATTTAGTACATCTATTTGCATTTAAATAAGTAAAATCCTTTAGATTAATAAGTTTCAATGATTCTACATCCGTATTACTTACATCCATAGTTTTTAATCCTTTCGAATTATCGACCGATACCTCGGTAATTGCGTTATTCGCAACGTTTAAAGTTTCCAGTTCTTTTAATTCAGATAAATTTAAAGAGCCTGAAATTCCGAGTGTTTTTGAGTTTACGTCTAATATATTAGGGGTCGCAACAGAACCCTCCTCAAGCTTATACCAATTTAGAGTATTACTTCCTGAGATGACAAAATCATCTAAATTATAAACCCCTGTTGTCGGAACGCTAACTGCTATTGTTTTAATAGTATCAACAATCTCTGTTCTATAGCTTATATTCAGTGAGAATGTCCAATCGTTATTATGAAGATATATATCTACACTTGAACCTATGTTGGATAACTTCAAATTAACACTAAGCGTGTAAGTTTTTCCAGCTATCAGATTTATAATTCTTGATGCATTAGTAGTTGAATCGCCACTGAATGTTTGATTTATTAAACTATTTGGAACCAAATTCTCTCCTACTGGATATCCTACCGCCAAACTTTTTGCACTCTTTGGAATACTCAACATCGTACCACCAACCAAAACCTCAGGACTAACTTCTAATCCATATTTAACCGCTCCATCAATAGTTTTAAATCCAATCGTTTTATCGGCAACAACTTTAAACGGTACAGTATTCTCTGAAATAGAAATCCCGCCTATAATTGTAGGGTTCACAACAGGAAAATTCAGGAAATCAACATTTGAAAGTTTATCCTCAATCATCCGTTTTGCAACAGGAGAATTTGGAAGCAAATCTTCGTATTGTAATTCGCTTGCAAGTCCTCTGTTTCCCTCTAAATCATCAGCAAGCATATCACGATAGGCTTGTGATTTATAATTCTCATTTATATACGCAATTGCAGCATCTACATCAATAATCCCGAAACCCATGTACTGATTCCAATGGTAGGTATATATCTTTTTATCATCTATTACAGCCATTGTAGTTGTGCTCGCAGTCTTTCTACATGCTAATCTAACTATTGACCAATTACAGCCTGTCAAGTCTTTAATCTTTTTCATTTTAGCACCCACTACAGCAGTTGTAGGGCTTTGTTGATTTAATTTCTCATAAAATTCACATCCATATCCATGAGTAGAGTTCCATTGAGTAGGGGCTTGTTCTAAGGTAGTTCCTTCCTCTTTACATGCACTAACTAATACTAAGTTATCAAAGAAAAATTCAGGCCTGTAATTCTCACTTAAATCAGTATCAGGGACAAACCCGTTATTTTTTCTCGCTCCAACTGTTTCACCATTGTACAGATTTCCACCATGTGCACCAACGGTAAAAAGATTGGCATTAGAACCAGGATTTTCACTATACGAAGCTCCTGTATATGGACGTAAAATAAGCTCACATCCTGTTTTAGTTGCGAGTGTTGGAGTAAAGTTTGGTGCTACTCCTCCATAATTAGTAAGAACATTTTGTTCGGATTGAATCCTTACTCCTTTAAATTCAGGATATACTGTATCCCACCATGCATGCAGTGTCCAGTTTGAGTGTGCCGTATCTACAATACTGTTATGGTCTGAAATAACACCATTTCCTAAAACCTGTTTAGTTCCGTCGTACTTGGGATTGGTGTCATTATTTGTTTTTATGTTGTACGATAAAGTTGCAATGTCCCAATCATTTGTTTCAGAAAGTAATCCGTCAGAATCTTTAAGCAAAAAACCCACATAAGGTTGTCCGTTCCATGTTTCAGCTGATGGATAATTAATTACAGGCTCAAGGGTTTTAGTTCCAGTAATAGAATTAACCCTGAGCGTTACATCTGTTACTTCTTTTCCTGTATTTAATTGTGAAGTATGTGATATCTGAATCCATCCATTTTTATAAACTGTATTTACTTTACGGAGTGTGAGATTGAATTCCGTTACAATAGTCGTGATTATACCTGGGTGTACGGGGTCAGGACCTACGTGTTTAGGTTCATAAGCGTTCAGCTCATCTCTTTTAACAAGAGATTTGCCATCAATCAGATCATCCTCGATATTTATAATTGCTTGTTCCATGATTATGCAACGTCTTGTGTCCAGGTTGTACCATTGTATGTGTATGGAAATCCATCAGTCCAAGTTACGTTAGTAACATTGCTAACTTTCACTGTATTTAAAAGTGCAACATCTATAGAGGAATTTAATCCAATAACACCAGTTAAAATCGCACCATTAAGTTTCGCCCCCATTATAACACCTGGCGATAAATGAGCACCAATTAATATAGTTCCAATCAAACTTGCATTTTCTAAGGTACCACCAATTAAATTTATACCAGTTAAATCAGCACCATCTAAATTAGAGTTGTCTAGTATTAATCCGACTAAATTCTCGCCCATAACATTAACTCCTGCTGCTATTGCTGCAAGTAATGTTTCTTTAGTATATTTAAAAGACACTCCTCCAATAGCAGGATAATTTATTAGATTATTATTACCATCAATACAATCTATAATTTTACCATTTCCTGTTGGAGTTATAAATGTTCCCGACCTAAGTGTACATCCCCTCAATGTTCCTGTTAGTGTACCATAATCTGCTCCAAAAGAATCTTGACTACCTATACAATTTATAGCTAATCCTTGGAATGAGCTAGGTCCTATGGAACCAGCACTTTCACAATTTTCAAGAATAAGTTTATCATGTATTGATGATAAATTAACTGCTCCTGCAAAATATATTCCTTTTACATAAATATCATTAACATTTATATCAACACCCATTAGGTCTATTACTACATCAGAATTACCTGTTAATGACACTAAATTAATAGATTCTGCAGAAAGTTGTAATGGAATACTCTCCATATTATAAGTACCAGGAGCTACAATAACATTTATATGAGGAAGAGCTTTTGCTTGTGCTTCAGTAATTATTTCAAAGTAACCTTCTACATTAGGAGGGTATGTAGAATTAATTAAATCTATTAATACTCTTCTATATTCCTCAGCTCCACCATGAAAAAATGTTTGTCCTTTATAATAATTTCCAGGTTGACTTATAAGAGTACCTAAATATCTCGGAAGCTTTTTAGCATCATCATAAGCAGCCTGTAATTCTAAACCATTTTCTGTAGGAGTTCCTTTCCCATACACGACTATATAATTAGTACCCTCTAATTGTTTAGGTATTATAAGATTACTAGCATCTGAAATAGTCCACCAATTTGCACCATCTGATATAAGAATTGTCTGTTTTGTAAATTCCCATCCAGCTCCAAATTTATCTATACCATCAATCTTTTGAAATGTATCACCAGCATCTACTGTAGTAGTACTAATAAATATTGATTTTACAATATCTGATAATGGTTTAATAATTACTTTTTTACCTTCAATTCCAATAGCATTAGGTAAACCATACATTAGACCATTCGTGGAAAATGTAATTATGGTAGTGTCAATTAATGGGTCTTTATATTGAGAGCTGGTTATTACTTCAATACTATTACCAATTCCATCCAGTAACGAAAGAGGTACTAACTTTGTTTTATCTATATCGTTAATGCTAGTTGCGATAAAATCACTTAATTTTGACATATTATTTTTATTTATTATTTTATTTATTATGTTGTAAAAATTAACTCTCCACTACTGTCAGTAATAACATCATTAGTATTATCTACTAGAACGTTATTTGTTAACATATATGCATTATAAAAATTTGTTAATCTATCTAAATTTAAATTAGTTATTGATGGGTCTACCACTGTTGTTGTTATAAAATAAATTACATCTATTTTACTTCCTAGAAGAGGAGCAAATCCAATTGAAAACTTATTTTTAGTTAGTGAAATAACATCTCTTTTAATACCATTAACATAAACAGTTAAAAAATCTGTATTTATAGGTACACGACTTAGTGTAAATGTATCATTATCGTTATTAATAAGTCCAATCGGTACCTCTTTAATAATAGTTGATGCAATTGATTTAGTACTATAAAGTGATTCTAATTTTATTTTTTCAGCCCTTGTAAATGGAAAAATATCAGCATCGTGATTAATGGTAGATGGATTTGGTTCTATAATAGAACCATAGTAATCGTTTATTTTTTTTGAAATTTGCGGGATATCCATCTAGATATGTTATTTTTATTATAAATATCAAATAATTAAAAAAAAACTTGTTTATTAAATAAAAAAAAAGTATATTTGATTAAATTAAATAATATACGGTAGATGTCAAAATTATCAATTAAGAATAATAAATTAGCACTTGATATATTAGAATCATATTCTGATTCAAACCCTTATATCAAAATGATAAAAAATTCAGTTTTAATAAAAAAAACACAGGTAGCTAGCGATTTTGAATTAAATTATATTTTGAAAAACTACGAGTTTCAATCAATTGAAATTAATAAAATTGTAAAAATAACGGAAGAGTTTGGTGAAAAAAAAGCTGCCGACTGGAAATATGACCACAAAGTAAATAAATTACAAGTGGTAACCTTACTGGGAGAAACGGATAATCATTATCATTGTAATGTTAATTACAAACATAATCAGGTGAAGCCGATTATGTGCTTTATACCTAAGAAAGATTTATTGGATGATTTGTTTATTGAAGATTTTGAAAAATTAGAAGTTGATTTCAGTGAATTTAATAAAGTACTTGCATTGGAAGATAAGGAACTTTATGAGCACCAAAAAACAGCAGTAAAATTTTTAAGATCAAGAAAACGATGTATTTTAGCCGACGATATGGGTTTGGGAAAAAGCTTAAGTAGTATAGTAGCCTCAATATCAGGTGATTTTAAAAAAGTTTTAATTATATGCCCAGCGTCTTTAAAAGGAGTTAGAGGATGGCAAAAACAATTACAAACGTTTATTTCAGAAGATGATATTTGTGTTATTGATGGTGATAATTGGATTTCAAATAAAAGATATACAATTATTAATTATGATATTATTGATAGGCATCATATAGTACCAAAAGAAAATGGTAAAATTTCAAGGAAAAAAACCATTGTTGATATAGCATTAGCTAAGAGTAATTTTTTAAAAGAAAATTTTGATTTAGTAATCATAGATGAAGTACATAAAATATCAAAGGATACTTCTATTAGATATGAATCAATATATGATTATTTAAAACGAAGTAATTTAGAGAATATTTGGTTATTAACTGGAACTATTATAACAAAATCTCCAATTAACTATATGAATATTCTAAAACTTATTTTTCATCCAGTTACAGACCAATGGCAATCATTTATTGAGAGATATTGTGATGGACATCAAATTTGTAGAAAAGGAGAAAAAGAGCGTCTCACAAATATGTTTTTAGATTCTAAAAGAAAAAATAGTTGGTTTGATCTTACATTTAAGGAAAAAGATGATTTAGTTGATTATATTGATAAATATGCAAAAAAACTATGGATAACTTCTGGTAATTCAAATTTGAAAGAATTATTTGAAAAAACAAAAAATGTATATTTAAGAAGATTAAAAGATATGATCCCAGGAATGATGGGGAAGGAAATTCACGAAGTTTATTATGATTTATCACCAGAACAAGAAATTGAATATTCACAACTATGGAATGAATATGAAACAAGTCAGAGAGAGTTAGGTAAAACTGAATTCAATCAAGATTTGACTGAGGGTATTTTAATGCGAATGGCTATCTCACGATATATGATTGAAAATACTAAAAAATTAGCAGATTCATTCATTTTAAAAGGAGAGAAGGTGTTAATTGCCTGTGCATTTAATGATGAAATTTTTGAATTACAAAAATATTTCGGAAAAAAATGTGTGATATATAAAGGAGGTATGACACAAAAGAAAAAGGATGAAGCAGAACGAAAGTTTATGGAAGACCCTGAAATAATGGTCTTTTTAGGAAATATAGAATCTGCGGGTGTCGGACTGACATTAATTTCCAGTCATATATGTCTTTTCAACTCATACTCGTGGATTCCAGCTAATAATTCTCAGATACAAGATAGAGTCGTGAGGATTGGTCAAAAGCATTTATGTCATATTTATTATCAATTATTTAGAAATACAATATCTGAAGATATGTGGGAAAATGTAATAAAAAAAGAAATAGTAATTAATACAATTGTAAAAAAAGAAGAAGATAAATAAAAATTTATTGAAAATAATTAAGTAGAATTGGTGAAAAAATAAATATTCACACTATTTATTAATAAACCCAACTACTACTTGGTTATAGAAATATAGGAATCTGGTTTAGATATTTAATGAAAGGTAGTAGCTTCATTATTATTCTGGACCAGATTTTTTTGTACGAAAAAATAAAGAGTTAAAAAGAACTTAAAAATGGAGTTTATTGAAAATAAATTATTTACATTAAATGGAAGAAAAAGAATTGGTGATGTTAATATTGGTGATAAAATAGTTGGTAATAATGGTAGTTATTGTAACGTAATGGAAGTACATTCAGAAACGAACGTAGAACTTTTTAAAATAACTTTTAATGATGGTTATTCATTAATTGTTGACGGAGAACATTTGTGTACATTGTATTCAAGTAATAGTGGAGAAAATCATACAAATAGAAAAAATAAAATTTTTTTATTAACCACAAAACAAATGTTGGATAAAGATTTAATATTAAAACAGAAGCAACAAAATGGTAATTCTAAAATTAGGGAGTATGAATTTGGTACTTATTTTAAACATAAAGATAAATCCCCAAGATGGCAGATACCGATTGTAAAACCAATAGGTTTTAATAATTTTAATAATTTACCTATAGAACCATATTTATTGGGTTTAGGACTTGGAGATGGCCATTTTTCACATAATCAAATAAAATTTGCTGTCCATAAAGATGATTACGATGAACTATTTGAAGATATAACTATTAATGAACTAAAAACAAATGTTAAGAGACCTAATATTAGATTTGGCGCTATTTCGGACACGGAAATAAAACTTACTGGAATAGGGTTAAACGAACACAGGTCATGGGATAAATTTATCCCTGATATTTATAAATATTCAAGTATTGAAAATAGAATCTCAATGCTTCAAGGGTTAATGGACACGGATGGTTATTGTGTTATTAGTCATCGAAAAAATGGGTCGTTTGGCGGTACAGAATATTCAACAGTATCAGAACAATTAGCTAACGATGTTGCTGAAATTGTGCATAGCTTAGGTGGAATAGTTAGAATGAAATCAAAAATAGGTTCATATACCAAAGATGGAGTTAAACATTTATGTAGAAGAGCTTACCGTTTAAACATTAAAATGCCAGCTGGAATAAACCCTTTTAGAATAAAAAGAAAAGCTGATATTTATTATACTCCTGAAAAATATAAAGTTGGCAGATATATTAAAAATATAGAATCAGTCGGATTCGGAGATGTAGTTGGTATTTTAACTGATAGTCCAGATAATTCATATATTACTGAATATGGAATATTAACACATGATATTCAAAATAAATAAAAATGGCTACCGAAAATTTTAGATTTCAGTAGCCATTTTTTTAATATGTTATTAATTTAAAATTATTATCATAACATGTTTTACAATAGTGGTTATAATTAACTGTAGTTACAACATTCGTTGATGTACATAAACAACATTTAACCATATTATTTATATTCTGAATTTAAAGATGCGGGTTTTAAATATTCTGGTTTTCCATCAAACTTAAAAAAAACATACGTTCCATTATTATAAGCAAAAAATTCAATTCTACCCCCGTATAAACTTTTTAAATGGCGCATATGAGCACTCATTTTAATGGGATCTTTTCCTGGATAAAATTCTACGTTCGGCACACGTCCCATAGATTTCCATTGCTGCCTTTTTTCTGGACTTGCATAACCCATATCGACTATGTTTAAATCATTAGTCTGTGGTACGGAATTTATACTACTTTCTCCACCAGAATGATTTCCTAAACTACCTGGCCTTATATCATGATAATTATTATTATATTCTTTCAATAATGCTTCTTTTATCATATTCCGTAAAACACTTTCTTTAACTTTTATTTTTGTCATATTAACGTTTTTAAAAATTATTACAATTAGGACAGTATGGGAGTCCATCTTTCCATATTAAATTATCAGGAGTCCTATTTTTACCCTGACCACAACTACATATTACATCGTTACAATTCATATAATTTTAAATAAATAGAGTTTTTAGGTTATTTTTCATCGCAAAATTTCGAATAATCGATAACTAAATATATTATTATACCAATAATAACTAAAACACCTAAAAGAATATCTAAAAACATAAGTTAATTTATTTAATGTTGGTTATTTCATTCACTAAAATAAAAAATCGGTCATAATGTATGATATATCATTCAAAAACACCATATTTGTACCATTATATTAAACGTTATCAGAATTACCATTACTTTTATTAACCAATTTATCTACAATATATTTTTGACAATCCTGGCAATATCTATATTTACCAATACGTTTAGTTTCAATTATATCAAAATCTCTCAAACAACCAGCACATTGTATTTTAAACATATATTCACATTTTTTTTAATTGGTTATTTAGAGTATTTTATAAAAAAATCCTGTCAATATAAATACTAACAGGATTAAAAAAACATTTGTTTTTTGAAATTTTATTTTGAGATATTGTACAAAAAGTTAATTTAATTTTATTACATGGGTGTTGCAGGGACTCGAACCCTATTCTCCAGAATCACAAACTAGCGTACTACTCCAATTGTACTAACAACACAGTGCCCACAGAAGGATTTGAACCTCCGAACTCGTAAGAGAGCTGATTTACAGTCAGCCGCGTTTGACCACTTCGCTATGTAGGCATA